AGAAAGAAAATGTCTTACGGTGGCAAAATGAAAAACTATACATCTGAAAACAAAAAGTATGGTGGAAGTGCTAACATGCCTAACCCAAGGAAACCTATGGGAACTATGTAGTGGCTAGAAAAAAAGAAAACCCTATCAGAAGAACAACTGGTAAAGGTGGAAATTACCGACCTACTAAAAAAGGTGCAGGTATGACAGCCAAGGGTGTAAAAGCCTACAGAAAGGCAAACCCTGGTTCTAAACTGAAGACAGCCGTTACTGGCAAAGTAAAGAAAGGCAGTAAGGCAGCAAAAAGACGTAAGTCTTACTGTGCAAGATCACTGGGACAACTGAAAAGAAGTTCTGCTAAAACAAGAAACAATCCTAATTCACGTATTAGGCAAGCTAGAAGAAGGTGGAAGTGCTAATGGAAAGAATACATAAAACAAATTTAAAAACTATTAAATATCCTCTAGTTGACATAAGAAAAGGTCTTCAAAAGAAATACAGAGGTACTGAATATAGAATCGATAGAACAAGAACGAAAGTTAGTTATAGGCGAGGTTCTTACAGAGGTGTAGAACATTTACTACGTAGGTATAACTAATGGCAGCTAAAAAGAAAAAAACAAAGAAGAAGGGTCCTACACCTACAAATCCTACGCTATATGCAAGAGTAAAAGCAGAAGCTAAGAGAAAATTTAAAGTTTACCCTTCAGCATATGCTAATGCATGGCTAGTTCGTACATACAAAAAACGTGGCGGAGGCTATAAGTGAGCCTAAAAGAATGGTTTGGCAAAGGACCGAAAGGAGACTGGGTAGACATAGGAGCCAAAAAGAAAGATGGTAAGTTTCAACCCTGCGGTAGAAAATCAGCTAAAAGTTCTAAAAGAAAATATCCTAAGTGTGTTCCTAGAGCTAAAGCAAACAGAATGTCTAAAAAACAAATAGCTAGTGCCGTAAGACGTAAGAGATCAAAAGCACAAGGAGTAGGAGGTAAGCCTACTAATGTTAAAACCTTTGCAAGAGAAGGTGGAGTTATGAAATACATATCACAAAACAAAAGATACGCTAATGGCGGTAAGGTATATCCAAGATAATGTTAACACCACAACGTAAAAAATCACAAGAATTAACAGAGAAACAACAAGATTTTCTTGACGCATACTTTGCGGAAGGAGAAAAAACCTTTGGGAATATCACCCAAAGTCTATTGCAAGCAGGCTATTCGGAGTCCTCAAGGTCTTCAGTATCGAAAGCTATGCGACCTCACATTATAGACAGAGCAAAAGAGTTGCTAGCAACGACAACAGCCAATGCAGTAGGACAGATAAAGGATGCTTTATCAGGAACAACAGAAGAACCAATAGCTAGACAGAAACTTAGGTTTGAAGCAGCAACTGACATACTTGATAGATGTGGTATATCTAAACGACAAGAAGTAGTAACAGAAAACAAACATGTACATGCTGTTGTTTTGTTACCTGCAAAAAAAGCAGAAGAGTTAGAACTATCAGATGTAGAGGCTGAAGTACTTGGAAACACCTAAGAAAAAAGGAAGACCTAAACTCAAAGAAGGAGAGAAAGGTCGGTATAGATTATCAGCTAAAGAAAAAGCTCGTAGAGCTGCTCTAGCCCAGTTGCGGTATAGAGACAAGAAGATTAAAAAACATAAGAACCAACTATCGAGGCAGAAACAATTAAAGAAAGAAAAGATACAGAAGTTCAAACACCTCGACAAGGCGATAGAGGGAAAGGCTGCGATAACGGAAGATGTGCTTGCGGATGCACCAACTGCGTTTCAGGAGTTTGTTGCGGAACAGGAAGTTGCGTTCAAGCCGAATCCAGGTCCTCAGATGGAGTTCCTAGCAGCACCTGAACGTGATGTTCTTTATGGTGGTGCAGCAGGTGGAGGTAAATCATATGCCCTACTTGCAGATGCATTAAGATATGCCCACAATCCTAATCATAGAGGATTGCTTCTTAGAAGGACATTGGGCGAACTAACAGAGCTTATAGACAAAAGTAGGCAATTATATAAGAAGGCTTTCCCAGAAGCTATATTTAGAGAAAGTAAATCGACTTGGGTATTCCCATCAGGGGCTACGATTTTATTTTCATATTTAGATAGAGATACAGATGTTACAAGATATCAAGGACAAAGTTTTAACTGGATTGCAATCGATGAAATCACGCATTACCCAACTCCTTACGTATGGGAGTACCTTCGTTCAAGACTCCGTACTACGGATCAAAGCATTATACCGTACATGCGTTGCACAGCTAACCCAGGTGGAATGGGCGGTTGGTGGGTTAAAAAGATGTATATTGATGCTGCCGAGCCAAATACGCCTTTTTGGGCTAAAGATGTTGAATCAGGTGCTATCCTCAGATACGGAGCCTCAGCCCAAGAAAAAGCAGGAAAGCCCCTCTTCCAAAGAAGATTCATCCCTGCAAGACTAACGGATAACCCCTACCTTATAGCTTCAGGGGAATATGAGGCTATGTTGTATTCTCTACCAGAAGTAGAGAGAAGAAGATTATTAGATGGAGACTGGGATGTTACAGATGGTGCAGCGTTTGCTGAGTTTGATCGTTCAGTACATGTTGTTGACCCCTTTGAGATTCCTAGGTCTTGGGCTCGTATTAGGGCTGCAGACTACGGTTACTCTAGTCCTTCTTGTGTTTTATGGGGTGCTGTCGATTATGATGGTAACCTATGGATATATAGAGAGCTTTACGGAAAAGGCTACACAGGAGAAGGGTTAGCAGAAAGGATTATGGAACTAGAGTATGATGATCCTACTATGCAAACAGCAGTATTAGACGAATCATGTTTTAGTAGAACAGGGCATGGTTTAAGTATAGCAGAGTCCATGAATAGGTTTAATCTAAGATGGATGGCTTCTAATAGAGACAGACTGGCAGGTAAGATAGAGATGCATAAACGTTTAGGTATGAATGACATGGGAGAACCTAGACTTAGGATATTTAATCACTGTAGCCAGTTGATAAGAACTTTACCTACACTACCTCTAAGTAAAACAAACCCAGAGGATGTAGATACAAAAGCAGAAGATCATGCTTACGATGCTTTAAGATATATGTGCATGACAAGATTAGTTAACAGCCCATACTATCATCCTAGGTTTAGAAAACCTAAAGAGTTTGATAGGTATGAGGTGCAAGACCCTATATTTGGATACTAGATGGCAACTAAAACATACGGATATGAAACAATTAAATGGTCTAACTCAGACCAAAGTGATTGGTCTCCTTTGCAAAAAAAGCAATATAAAGCTATGCAAGACAACATAAAGAGTCTGCCTAAATCTAATGTAATTGAATCAGGCATGAATATGATAAGTGTTTCTAAAAAAAATGCCAGAGATTTTATAAGTGTCAATGCAGTTTTAGATGAACTAAAAAATATGGGAGATGATTATTATCTTTTAATGAAAATGCAATTACATACAGGAGCTAGAGTAGGTGATCTTAGTTCTTTAAAATTAAAAGAAATAGATTTTGACAAAAACTTAATATATATAGAAAGAGGCAAAGGCGAGGGAGGTTCAGGTAAAAAGAAAAGAATAGTGCCTATGTCTAAAACTATGAAGAAAGACTTAATGGAATTAGTAAAATTAAAAAAACTAAAACCTAATTCTTTGTTGTTTCCATCACCTACAGATATATCAAAACCTGTATCTGATAATGTAGTTTTAGGTAGGCTAGACAAAGTATTACAAAAAAGAGGACCCAACGGTGAAGCCTTGTTTGATATTAAAGTATGGAACAGAGAAAAAACTCATAAATTTAGAAAGGCTTGGGCTACTATGGCTATACAAGCAGGTCTTGATTCTAAATATGTTCAAGAAATATTAGGTCACAAAGATAACTTAATGAAAGTATTTTATGCTTCTGATGCTTTAAATCCTAGAAGTAGTATCATAAAACAATTTGACATACTTCCTGAACAAGCAGACATATTAGATACTCATTTAGATTTTCAAAGACAGTTTTATGAATATGATAGAACTTATCAAAAACATATAGAGATAGATGAAAACATAAAATTAATAAATAGAAAAAAAGAAATTGTAAATAAAAAAATAGTAGAGCAGAATATTAAACAAATAGATTTAAAAACAGACGAAGAGATTTCTAAGTTTACAAAAACGAGTAGGTACAAACAATCAGGTAAAAGTTTTAATCAAAAATTTGCTCCCAGCGTAGAGATACTATCTGTAGACGATCAGGTAGATAGACTAAAACAAATAGAATTAGGTGTAACTTCTGATAAATTAGATATAAAAGTACCTAAAGGTACAAAAGAACCTACTATAGGAAATTTTCCAGACTATTCTACAAAAGAAAAAATAGATAGAGCTAGGATGGGTAATTGGAACAAGGCTGCAATAGCTCAGGCAGTATTTGATAAAAAACAAACAGATGCTATTGATGATATGTATGATAGAGAATCTGAAACAAAAATTAAAAAGAATGTAATACTAGATGAAAATAATGCAACAAAAGCTGTAGAAGAATCTATAGATGCTTTAGATTTTAATAGATATAATAATAATGTTAAGAAAATGTTAGGTAATTTATTAGATGAAGCAGCTATATATAAATACAATGCAGGAGACATGTTAGACTGGGATTCTAGTAGTTGGGATAATAACAGTAAAGGTTTGTCTGAAATATTCTCAGGAACAAAATTTTTAGGTAATAAAGGTGCAGAATTAAAGTTAGATAAAAAAGTTGTAAATGATATATTTCTTACTTTAGAAGAAGTTTCTAGATTTGATTATTTAACAAAAAGAATAGTAGACCAATTAGATTATTTACAATATCCTCCTAATGTTGCTAACTCAGGTGCAGAAAGATTTAAATATCAAAAGGTAATGATAGAGGATGCTTTAGATAATTTTTTAAAAACTAAACAAGGTCAAAAATTTTCTGTAGGATATTCCAATCTTTCAGGTAGGGATTTAAATATAAGAGAAATAGTAGATAGAATTGCTATATCTATTCAGCCTATAGGTGATAATAAAGATTTTAGTCACATTAGTAGAGACTATCTTAAATCAGTGATTAATGATAACCCTGATGCTTTTCCTGAAGTTAGTGATAACTTAAAAAGAATATATCCAGAAGAAGTATTAAATAGAATGAGGCTTGAACCTTATTTACAATTTTTTAATGAACAGGGTATCATAGATGATGTAGTATTTTTTTCTGAACAAGAATTATTAAAAGATGGAGATTTAGAAACTCCACTAAAAGAAAAAATTAAATTTAAAAAAGATGGTACTGTAGATTTAAGAACATCTACACCTTTTGTTCCTGAAATACGATCTACTGGTTTTAATCAGGTGTTTCAGGCTGCTTACCCTGACCCAGATCAAATTGTAGTAGCAAAAGGAATAGAACGAACTGCAAAAAGGTCTGCTGTTATATTTAATGATATAGATGATGTAGAAGATACGACAGAGGGAGATTTTAAACAAACTATAAAAGGTGGATATAAACCTACAAATGAACATAAGTATGTAAAATTATTAAATACTACATTAAAAGGTTTTGGAAAAGGTGCAGCTTTTATAATTCCTTTTTATGGCACTAGTGCTAGAGCATCAGCTATTGGTCTTGAGGCTGCCATAGAATTAGGAACTAGAAGTTATTTTGCTGATATGAGCACTTTAGGTGAAGATGTTTTAGGTAAAGAACTTTTACCAACAGATGAATTAGGGTTTACTCCTAGTGCTGACCCTAAAGAAACAAGAACTTTTTTAGAAAAATCATCACCAGAAGTAGCAGCTAAATTAATAAGTAAAACAAAAGCACCTGAAAAAGAAGTAACTACTGGAGAAGTTTATAAAGAAAAAGCTAAAGATATAGGAAGAAGTTTTATTGCAGCAAGTGCTTTCGGTACAGGAGACCCAGATTTTTTTGCAGGCACAATGGAAGAATTAAGTGAATCTGAATTAGCAGGTGCTGCTCCAGATATTGCAAGAAGAACGTCAGATGAAGAAATAAGCAAATTTCTTCCTGAAAAAGAAGCTACCGTTCAAAGAAGAAGAGATGATGCACAAAGAATAGAAGATGAATATGGGGGCAAAATAATTAAAAAATTTATTAGAGACCCTAAAGCAGAAGAAATAAGAAATCAAATGAATAATTTAAATTTTATTAACCAACCAAAAGGAGAAGAAGATGCCACTATACGGTAAATACAAACAAGGTGACCTTGGCATGGAAGACGAAACAAAACTTTCTAGAGAAAAATTAGAAAGTTGGGTTAAAACAAAGTATTCCCACGCTGAAGAATCATCTGTTAACGAAGCAAGCCTTTCAGGCAAGAATCAAGTAGATTCTAACTTTAATGCTTTAGCTGACCAAAAAGACTACTAAAATGGCTGAGATAGGTGAACTAATAGGCACTGGCGAACAGAAAGACATTACCGATGAGGAAATGGTCGGTTTAGCAGGCTACATAAGATCAAAGTATAAACAAGCAGAAGATGGTCGTTTAGCTGATGAACAGCGTTGGTTACGTGCTTACAAAAACTATAGAGGAACTTCAGAAGATAGTGAAGACTATAGGCAATCAGAACGTTCTAAAGTTACTGTTAAAATAACAAAAGTAAAAGTGCTTGCTGCTTTTGGGCAGCTAGTAGATATACTTTTCTCTAATGGTAAAGTTCCTATTGCTGTAGACCCTACTCCTGTGCCTGAAGGCATAGAAGAGTTTGTTCACCTAGAAACACCAATAGATCAACAAACAGACCCCTATGGGTATGAGGGTGATGGTAGAGACTTACCTGCAGGAGCTTTAGAAGCTACAGAACCAGAACAACAAGAATTAGAATTAGGTCCATATGAAAAAGATATGGCTGAAGCTAATCTTGCTGCAGGACCATCTAATATGGGAGAACCACAGCTATCTCCTGCTAAGGAAGCAGCTCGTAAAATGGAGAAACTAATCCATGACCAACTACTAGATGCTTCAGCAGTTTCCGAACTCAGAAAAGGTATTTTTGAACAGTGTCTGCTAGGTACAGGTATTGTTAAAGGACCCTTTAACCACAACAAAGTAATACACAAATGGTCTAAGGATGATGATGGTACTAGATTTTATGACCCACAAGATAAGTTAGTACCTAGATTAAATGCTGTTTCTTGTTGGGATTTATATCCTGACCCTTCTGCTGTAAGCCTAGACGATGCAGAATATGTAGTAGAACGTCATAGAATGAACAGATCACAGTTACGTGACCTTGCTAATAGACCATTTTTTGACAAAGATGCTATAGAAGCATCACTATATATGGGCACACAGTACGAAGAAAGATACTTTGAGCATGATTTATATGCAGATAATGACCCTACATACAGTGAAGGTCGTTACGAAGTATTAGAATATTGGGGTGTTTTAGATGCTAAAATGGCTAAAGAAATACAATTAGACATACCAGAATCTACATCTGACCTAGATCAAGTACATATTAATGCTTGGATTTGTGGTAATGAGATACTAAGAGTAGTTCTTAACCCATTTGTTCCAGAAAGATTACCATATCAAGTTGTACCTTACGAAAAGAACCCATATAGATTCTTTGGTATAGGTGTAGCTGAAAATATGGAAGATGCACAGCTTCTTATGAATGGACATGTACGTATGGCTATTGATAATTTAGCATTAGCAGGTAATCTTATTTTTGAAGTAGACGAAAACATGATGGTTCCAGGACAGTCTATGGATATATACCCTGGAAAAATATTTAGAAGACAGTCAGGTGCACCTGGTACAGGTATTACAGGAATTAAGTTTCCAAGCACTGCTGTAGAAAATTTACAAATGTATGATAAGGCAAGACAACTTGCTGACGAAGAAACTGGTATACCAAGTATAAGTCACGGACAAACAGGTGTGACTGGTACTGGTCGTACTGCATCAGGATTATCTATGTTGATGGGTTCTGCCTCTTTAGGTATTAAGACCGTAATTAAAAACATAGATGACCACCTTCTAAGACCTCTAGGAGAAAGTATGTTCATGTGGAATATGCAGTTCTCAGAGGATGAAGAAGACATAATGGGTGATTTGGAGATCAAGCCTAAAGGTACATCGTCTGTAATGCAGAAAGAAGTAAGATCGCAAAGGTTAACAATGTTACTACAAACAGTAACTAATCCTATGCTTGCTCCTTTCGTTAAATTACCTACGTTGATTAAAGAGTTAGCTATAGCTCAGGACATGGACCCTGACGAATTAGTTAATGACATGAACGAAGCACAAATATTTGCTGAAATGCTGAAAGGATTGAACAATGGACAAACAACTGGCGAAGAGGCTCCTGCCCCTAGTGAACAACAAGGACCAATGGGAGGCACTGGAGGAGTTCCTGCAGGTGCAGACCCAAATGACCCATCAGGCGTTGGTGGTGGCACAGTCGGAACAGGAACTACGCCAACTCCAGGGGAAGGCGGCTTTACTGGCAACACTCCTCCAGTTGAGGGAGTGGGTTAGAGCAGAGGCAAGCAGAAAGAATGATACAAACTAGCTACGATATTGCACTTAGTCAAATAGGAGACTACGATACAGATGCTATAAAAAAAGCATTTTATGAAATGGCTTGGATAGAATCTGGTAATATTGCTGATAGAAAACAAGATGACAAAGAAGATGGGCTAGCAAGAGGTAAATATCAGTATGAGCCTGAGTCTGCTAAAACAGCACTAAATAGATTTAAAAATTGGTATGAAAGCACAAAACCTTTTAAGTTAGAAGGTGCATATGAAGAAGCTATTAGAAGATTAGAAGAAAAAGATTACGACTTCTCTACATTAGACCCTGACTATCAAGATGTTTTTAATCTTATAAATCATCAACAAAATCCTAAAACTAGTATGGCAGATTTGTCTTCTGGTAAAATAAGTTCTATGGATTTTTGGATAAATTATCATGCTACTTTAAAAGGAACTACTAGAGATAAAAGAATAGAAGAATGGCAAAGTAGAATAGGTGATATACCTCCTATGGGTTCTGTAGTTTCTCCTAATATTAGTAGAGGACAGACTGTAGATAGTTTTGTAAGTATTGATCCTAAAAGACAGCTTAGTCTAGAACAAAACAGAAAAGGAAATGAAACTACTAAATTTAGACCTGACGGAATAATAGGTATGGATACTCCTTATGGACAGTTTACAGGAGATATAAAAAATAAAGAATTGTCTTATGTAGGAGGAGACGTAAGTGCTTATGTGAATCCAGAAGGTTATGGTGGCAAATATGATATTAATGAAAATACTAGTTTCGTAGCTAAAAGACGACCTGCTAAGGGTGGCGGTGATGAATCTTTTGTAGGTTTACAATACAATAAACAATTTCAAGAAGGCGGAGAAGTAGAACAACCAAGCCTTACATCTCCAGTCTTACCTAACCAAACAGTACAACCTACAGGTTTTGTAGATAATATTCCTAGTGCAAATACAGTAGACACAACACAGGGTTTTTATTCTGTAAATCCTGCTCCTGGTGAGTCTACAACAGATTTTAGAACTAGGACTGCTTCACAATTTAATACAAATGTAGTTAATACAACTACAGATACAAGTTCTTTCAAACCACCAAAAAGTTATGTAAGCCCTAGAATATCTAACCCATTTATGGGTGGTTCTAGTAAAAGCACTACATTAGACTATACAGATACTAGTGGTTTAACTAGCACAATAGATTTTCCTACAGATTCAGGTTTAAGTGAAAGTGAACTAGCTACATTAACAGTTTTAGGAACGGCAAGTGATGTAGCTGCAGGTGAAAGTGCTAAAGGAGTTACAGAAGTAAAACCTTTATTTAGTGTTAGTACATTTGACCCTAATAATCCTAGAGCTTCAGACAGTATATTTGATATAAGTGATTCTGTAGTAGAAACTGCATTTGAAACTTGGTATGGTGGGGGTAGACGATTTAATTTAAAAGATGGATTAGCTGTTATTGAAGGTGATGTTTTTAATATTAGTGATATAGTTGGTAAATATGACACTAAAGCTTTTAAAGCCTTAAAAGGGGCAGTTATGAGAGACCCTGATACAGGTCAACCCTGGGCTAGTGATGATGAATTTAATGAGTGGTTAAAAACACAAGAAGCAGAAGTAGATGTAACACAACTTAGTCCTGAAGGAAGTATACGAAATACTATAGCAAAATTAGGAGACACCCATTTATTTACCCTGCAAGATGGCACATATAGTGTAAAACTAAAAGATTTATATGATGAATTTACTGCAGCAATATTAGTAGGTGCAGTTACTGGTGATGCAGGAAAAGCTGCTATTGCAGGTGGTACACAGTTTATTAAGACTGAAGTTATAGAATCTTATGCTTTAAAGGCTGCAGAGGCAGCAGGAGGAGTAGGAACTGCAGCAGGTGATGCTATTGCTAAAAAATGGAGAGGTTTTGGTGGTGCTGCAACTTCTATAGCAGGCGTACTAGCTTTAGGCGGTGATGAAGAAGCTGCTCTTACTGCAGGTGTACAACACTTAGTTACAGAATATGGTGCTGAAGCTGTTGGTGAATTTATAGGAGGCGGTGAAGCACTAGGAGGAGCTACAATAGCTGCAGTAGTATCTTTTTTAAGAACTGGAGATGTAGAACAAGCAGCTATATCAGGAGCAACATCCTACTTATTCTCTGTAAATCCTGTATTAGGTATTGCAGCAATGGCTTTACAATTCTTAACAGCTAAAAAACCTTCATATAAATCAGGCTACGCTTCATTTGACTTTGATGAGTTTAAAATGAACACCTACTCACAGGGAGACTATGATCCTAGCAAAGCAAACCCATCTAATGTAGAGTTTTCTAAAAAATTACTAAACCCTATGATGCCTTACATACAAGAATTAGAAAAAACAACAGGTTTTGATTTTAAAGGTGACTTACAAATACATTATTCTCAAGGTAAAAAGGGTGCAGGAGTATATTATACTATAGGTAATAGAGATCAAGAAGGTTTATCTGCTAGAGAAATGTTTTTAAATAGATTAGACTATTATGATGGTAAAGATCAGTCTACACAAGACGGAGGTAAAGTTTATCGTAGGCATTTCCAAGCTACAAAAGAAGGTTTAGAGGCTTTATATGAAGCTTTGTATGCTGATTTAGCGTATATTGCCGAAAACAAAATTACAGATTTAACACATTATACAGGAGTAGTAAAATCTGCAGAAGAAGTACAGGCAGGTTTAAAAAACACTGGCTTTGACATGAGTAGCCTGTCTTTTATGCAAGATGGCGGAAAAATACTTGACAAAAATACAAAAGTGTTGTATAATAGTAACCAAGCAAAGAATTACGGACTTGTCGACAGAAAAGGCAAAGCTCCACCGTCTGCAAGAGCAGATGACGTTCCAATGACTTTAAAAGAGGGAGATTTTGTACTTTCTCAGCCTGCAGTAGCCCTTTATGGTGAAGACACTATAAACAGAATGGTTCAAAGAGCAGCTAACGAAGCAGGCACAAATCTTAAATCTGGTGGTAAAGTACCAGTTAATGTGCACAACGGTGAATACATTATACCTAAGAAATTAACAGAATATATAGGCTCCAATGTTCTAGAGAATATGAACAACAGGGGTCTTATGTCAGTTGGTGAAAGACCCAACACCTAATCGACAGCTACTTGCGAAAGCAACCCTGTCTCTTTAATAACTAATATGGGCTACCTGCAGCAACAGCCCCCATTGAGGTACAGATGAACGAAGAAAACCAAAAGGAAAAAGAAGACCTAGAACCAGTTCCATATCAAGGAGCTTACAGGCAAGAACTAGATGATGAACCAGAAGCGGACACCACGGAAGAGGATACTCAGCAAGAGGCTACTCCGCAGGCAAAATCAGAAAGTTTTGTAGAGAAGACCGAATCAACAGAACCTGAACATGATTATAAGAAAAGGTATGATGATTTAAAAAAACACTATGACGCTAAAATAGAAGAGTTTAAAGGAAAAGAAAAAGAACTTTTAAGCTTGGCAAAACAAGCATCAGATGGTGGAATTAATTATAAACCACCTAAAACCCCTGAAGAACTAGAAAAGTTCAAACAGGAATATCCAGATGTTTATAACGTTATAGAAACGGTGGCATATTCTCAAGCAGATAATAAGACTAAATCTCTGCAGTCAGAAGTTGAAGAACTTAAAAAAGAAAGAGTACAGCTAA